TGATGCTGGGAAGTTTGAGGGTTGGCATAGGCAGGGGCCGACAGAGAATTTGCTGATGATAGTGGATGAGGCCAAGACAGTTCCCGATTCCATCTTCACAGCCATAGCTAGATGTCAGCCGAGCAGACTGCTGGTGATGAGTAGTCCGGGGGCGTCTGCCGGATCGTTCTATGAGGCGTTCACCAAGCAGAGGAAGTTTTGGGATTGCCACACTGTAACGGCTTATGACTGTCCGCACTTGGAGAAGGGTTGGATTGAAGAACAGATTGAGATGTACGGTGAGAACAGTCCGTTGATCCGTTCCATGATTCATGGGGAGTTTGTGGATGACAGTGGGGAAGGATTAATTCTTAACCTCAAAAGCCTTGAGGAATGTTTGCAGAACCCGCCCGAGTTACAGATGGGGATGCGGGTGGCGTTTATTGACTTTGCCGCTGGCGGCGACGAGTGTGTCTTTGCGTACAGGAATGGGAACAAGGTGATGGAGATGGTCACTTGGCGTGAACGGAATACGAACACGACGATTGGTAAGATCATAAACCTTATTAAGAAAAACAACCTGTCGCAGGATGAAGTGTATGCTGATGAAGGTGGAATGGGGTTACCGTTGTGTGATGCGTTGATGGATGCGGGGTACGACATCCATCGTGTCAACTTCGGTGCTCGCCCCTTCGATGATCGGTATGCCAATAGAAGTGCGGAGATGTGGCACACCGCAGCGAGGGTGGTGGAGAAGAGGGAGATACTTTTACCCGATGACGCTACCCTGCATCAGCAGATGGTGACGAGGCGTTCGGAAGTAAGTCGAACAGGGAAGCTTGGGGTGGAGTCCAAGGATAAGATGAAATCACGGGGATTGGATAGTCCCGACAGGGCCGATGCGGTCATGGGTTGCATCTCGTGTGGAGGCGGTATAGGTGGCAGTTGGGAGAGATTCAACTCCATTACCCGTCCTACAATGGAAGAGTTGATGCGGGATGCGCAGGAAAGTTTTGAAGAAGATTCCTTGCCAAATGGTATGTTTGTAGGGTATTAGAGGAAAAGTGTTGACATTGAGACGGTCTAGTATAAGGCCAGTCCCTCCAAGAGACAGGGTGTGTTATGTGTGTAAGGAGATTAGTGGGGTTGTCGCGGAGGATGTGGCTGTTGGGGGATACATCTGTGATGGGTGTATTAATGATGCGCTGAAGTCAGAGATGATAATCATGTCGACATGGAGAGGGATGAAGGTGAGACACCCTACGCCGGACGAGTTTAATGAATGGGACAATCACTAATGGCTAAGGAAAAGAAATCCAAGGAACAGATGCCCGATAAGAATGGTCATCTAAAGCCCACCAAGGAAGATTTAAAAGTGGGTAAAGCTGCCCCTCGCGGCAGGAATCGTGGAAGGAACAGATAATGCCCCTCAAAAGCCAAGCCCAAAGGAAATGGATGCACGCTAATAAACCTAAGATGGCTAAGAAGTGGGAGAGTGAGACTCCAAAGAAGAAGTTACCAAAGAAAACAAAAACAACTAAAACTAAATAATACTATGGCAGCTAAAAAACAGGGTTACAAATCACGACAAGACGAATCACTCGGCGCAAGAGGCGGAGCACGGAAGAGTCTCAAGCGGAAAGTTTCAGCAGCCGGACGGCGCAAGATGGGCTCGGGGCCACGCAAAGCTGCTGGAGGTCGTAAGTATGGGATATAGTAAATGAGCGAGAGTATCTACGATCTTGTTATTGATGACATCAAGAGTCGCGCTCAATGGGAGACGCGACAGGGTGTGTGGTATCAGATGCGCAATGATGGGCTGCGTCGAAAGAGTAAGCCTTGGCCCAACGCATCTGACCTTCACTTCCCTCTCATAGATACCACCATCAATAAGCTCAAGCCAGCCTTCTTCCAACAGGCGATGGGGCTGGATGTGTTGGCTACCTTTGTGCCAATGCGAAGTCAGTTGGCAGGATTCACCACAGCAGCCGAACATTGGTTCAGCTATAAGATGCATGAGAAGACCAACTACGCCACTGAGGTGATGAGTTGGATTGACCATATGTTGGTGACGGGCCATAGCGTGATGAAGACCTATTGGAACCCCGAGACGAAACAGGTTGAGTTTCAAGCCGTAGACCCGATGTATATCATTGTCCCACCTTGGTCGAAGGAGATTAAGACAGCGGATCGGATCACGCAGGTAATGCCGATGAGCTTGGAAACCTACAAGCGGGCAGGGCTTTATGATACCAGCAAGAGTACGATTGACAGGATTCAAAGCGGAAAGATCGAGGACTCGGGTATTATTGATAATTTAAAGTATGATAAGGAAATACGCGAGGGGATCACTCACTCGATAGATAAGGATCAAGTGATTGTTTGGGAGGTTTATTCCCATGACGAGGACGGCAAGTGGGTCATGGAATGTTTCTCTCCCCAAGCCCCCGACATCCCGTTGCGGGATACAATGGAGGTTCCTTTCGATCACGATAATCCTCCGTTTGTCTCGTGCAAATATGAGGTCACGGACGGCGGTTGGTTCTCGCCCCGTGGTGTGTGCGAGATTCTTGCACCATTTGAAGCGTCCCTCACGAAAGTGTGGAATGAGAAGATGGATGCTTCTACTTTATTTAACAAGCCACTGTTCAAGGCCGAGCGCGATCTCCCGAACAGTGTGAACTTGAGGTTGAATCCGGGACAGATTCTACCGTTTGGGATCGCGCCCGTCCAAATGCCGAACACTCCTATGGACTTCGACAAGGACATGATGCAGACGCAATCTATTGCCGAACAGCGAGTCACCGTTCCCGACTATGGAATCATGGCGGACAGGGATCGCCGGACTGCTACAGAGATCGAATCAGTTAACGCTCAGTCGCAGCAAAATATGGACTTGCGTCTGCGTCTCTTCCGTCAAGCCTTGGGGGATTTGTTCCGTCAAGCGTTCAGTATATTACTTCAGTTCGATAAGAAAAGTCTTCAGTACAGATTTCTTGAGGATAGCCTGTCTGTTGACCCCAAAGCCCTCCATGACGAGTACCAACTGGAGCCTCGTGGCGGGATGGATATGGTCAGCAAGGCGATGCTTTTGAACAAGGCAGTCCAACGTAAGCAGTTGTTTATGAACAGCCCGTGGATAAACCAAGTTGAATTAGATAAGAGTATCCTTGAACTCGAAGACCCCTCCCTTGTTCCTAGACTGGTTCAAGACCCGAACCAAAAGGAGGGTGATGAGGTTACAGACGAGAAGAAGATTCTTCCTGCATTGCTGATTGGAGAACAGGTTCCGGTTCAGCAGGGGCAGGATTACAGGGTTAGGATTGGGGTCATCATGCAGTTCCTTGAGAAGTCAACGCAGAGTGGGATGCAGTTCAGTCCGCAAGCGCAACAGGCGGTTAGCGGCAGACTGGGTGAACTCCTCAATGCCTTTGAAACGGTGGACACCAACAATGCGAGGTCATTGCGCAAAGATGTTGAGGAGTACCTTGTGCAGCTTGGCTTTATGCCCTCGAAAGAGGAGCAGAAGGCTATGGAGATGCAAGCGATTAGCGGGGAGATGCCTCCGCAGGAGGCTCAAATGGTTGAGCAGACTGAGGAAGTAGTGCAGCAGGGAGACTATTAATGAGTAGGTTAATTAGGTTTATTCGTATTGCTTGGAAGATGTCAAAGCAGATTCCTTGGATTGGTGAACCCGAGTGGAGACTCACTGAATCGAATGCCCTGCGCAAGTTTCTCGTCACAGTAGAAGGAAAAAGGTTCCGTATGATACTGTTGAACATGGTTCTCAAGCAGAATCAACAGGCGGTATCCAGTAATAAAGAGCTTGAATTTAATGCAGGGTTCGCGAATGGTGTGAGAACAACGGTTCACACTGTTGAGGCGTTGGCAAGGGAAATCGAGGAACCGGAAGAATTTACGTCTGATATGTTTGGGGTTGATTATCGGACGAGTCAAAACCCCTCAGCAACGGCCAAGGAACTCGGTGCGCTCTTTGGACGAGGATAAGCACTAATAGGTAAGCATTATGTCAGAAGAATCCGGCGAAGTAACCGCCGATCAGATGTTGGCCGCAGCCAAGCAGTATGACGCTGCTGTGGAAGCGGGGGAAACACCGGAAGTAGTAATACAGACGGAGGAACCGAAAGAGGAAGTTCAAGACGAATCTCCTCCGGAAACAGCAGAGGAAGCGGTTAAGGAACCGGAGACTGAAGGGCAGGATGCTGATGAACAGGTTAGTTCATTGACAGAAGGTGAAGCTCCTAAAGCAGAGGAGCAGCCGAAAAGTAAGTGGGCAAAGAACGAGGAACGCAAGACCTCTTCTTGGAAGCATATTAATGCTGAGAAGGAAGAGATTAAGCGTCAGCGTGAAGAACTCCATCGGGTGGCAAGCCAGTTAAAGAATCAGAAAGATGATTTGGATACAGGCAAGGCTTACCGTGATGAGAAGGGTTTCACTGCTGAAGACTACGAGAATGCCGCCAAGAGACTGAAAGAAGAGGGTGATGATGATCTCGCTTCTGACGCAAAGGAAAGAGCCAAGGAGGTTCGGACTGAAGCGAACAAGTCTCAGCAGGAACGGGAAGTTAAGAAGCAATACGGCGCGTTTGAAAGCAAGAGGCAAGAACTCATGCAGAGAAACCCCGAGCTTCAAGATGCTAACTCGGACTTGACTAAGGCAGCTAATGCGATCCTCAAGCAGCACCCGAGCATGACAAACCCTGTCGGCTTGGAAAGTGCTGTTAAGATTGCCCGGTTACAGATGAAGGCTGCTGGTGCTGAAAAGAGCGAAACCCAAGTTAAAGAACTAACCGATAAACTAAACAAACTGGAAAAGAAAATGTCAGTGAGTGGTGGATTCACAAGTGAAAAAGTTGACGGTGGCCGGAGCTTTGATGACCTGTCCGAAAAGGAACAGGAAGCTCATCTCCTAAAGGCGGCAATGAACTTTGATGACGCTTAACACTGACAGGAAGGTATAATAAAATGGCAACTAATGTCACTACCGATGCCGCACTGGCAAACCAGTATCAAAATTATTTCAGTAAGAAATTACTGACCTACGCTGTACAAGCACTGGTACTGGATCAGTTCGGATCGAAAACCCCGCTTCCTGCGAAGTCGGGGCATAAAGCAATATCCATGTTTCGTTGGGATACCCCCAAGGCAACTGACATCAACACCCTAACTGAAGGTGATGCTTCAACTGTGGGAGAGAGAGCAATCGCGCTGACAAAGATCAGCAAGACGCTCATTCAACGTGGTCAGATTGTGAAGTTATCGGACATCTTGAATGCAACGGATTTATTTAATTCGCTGCAACAAAGTGTCAAGATTAACGGGCAGGATGCCGCGATTGATATGGATAATATCACACGCAACATATTGGTTGGTTCCAATGTGGGAGACAACGTTAACTCGGGTGCGACTGCTGTTGAGGGTTCTCCTCTCGACAATAGTGACACAATCACTGAGTTGTATGCTGACGGTACTTCCGATTACAGCACGTTCTATGATGCTGCGACACCCGCAGACTCCACGCTGGACGGTGCGGCTGTCTTGAATGCTGTTACGAAGCTAAAAGTTAACCGTGCTCAACCCACCAGCGGTGGGATGTATGCTTGCGTTACAAGTCCTCAAGTGTTGAGTGACGTAATGCAGGACAGCACATGGTTAAATGCCTCTCAATATAGTAATGTTGAAGAACTATACAAGGGCGAGGTTGGCCGTCTATTCGGCGCAAAATTTGTAACCACGACTAATTCGTTTGTTACAGGCGCAGCGGCGGGAACCACGGTGGATGGGGATAGATATATCTATGACACATCTGATGGTGGCGGCACTGCTGTTGATAAGAACGTCTATGTATCCCTGTTCTTGGGAGACGGAGCGTATGGCATACCGGAGCTGAGTAGTCAGTCTCCATTCAGTCCGAAGATGATAATCACGGATTCAGCAGATAAGAGTGACCCTCTTAACATGCTGATTACTGCTGGTTTCAAAGTCTTTTGGACTGCCTTGAGACAGAACTGTAACTACTACGCTGTGATGAGAAGCCGCACAGCTTCGACTGCGTAAGAGTTAAACAAGTTATGAAACCTAAAGGTGGAGTAACCCTTATTATAGCTGTGGGAGGGGGCAAGCCCCCCTCTCATGGCCATTCCGATAAAGGCAAGAAAGAAGGTTGCGAAATGATTAAATTACCAATGGAGGCGTTAGTCTCCGCAGATGAAGCAGGTGCAGGTGTTTCCCCCGAAGTGGGTGACGCAATCGTGCTTGATGCAGTCGAGGGTGAAGTGACTGCAATTAACGATGACGGTACGGCTCACGTTGAGCTGGTGAGCGCGGGTGGCGTTCCTATCGAATATGTTGAACACGTTTCTGAGGAAGTCGCCGAGGAAGAGGCTGATGTCTTGGACGTTGAAGGCGAGGAGCTTTTGGCAGCGGCTGGAGAAGCAGATGAACAGATGGGGTATTAAATGCCTATCTATTCCTTTGCTTCTGAAGATGGTAAGACCCTCGATGAGATTGTTCCTCTAGGGACGAGTCATATAACCCGTGATGGGGTTAGGTATGAGAAAGTCTTGGCGGGTGAATGCTTTACTGTCGGCAATCAAGTTAAGATTCCTTCCCAAGCCGAGCAGGTGAAGGACGGCTATCATCAGTTGGAGCAAAGGCATGGCTCCCGTTTCCTTCGCAAATCACAATTTACAACGAAACAAATCAAGAGTGCATGGGGGTTCTAAATGGCCAACACTAAAATTACAGAATTAAACGCGCTAGTCACCGCCCCAGCTTCGGCTGACGTATTTTGCCTTGTAGATGTCAGTGACGTCGCGATGGGGGCGAGCGGCACGACCAAGAAGATACAGGCGACAACGATGACTCCTACACTGGGGTCAACAGTACTTACCCTTGGGGCAACAACCACTTCGGTGACTG